GTTATTTGATATGGGTCAATAGAAGTCGGCAAGGCTCGTTGTTCAGACCTGCGAAACAAACTCATACTGCTAGACCTCCAGCAACAATCAAAAGAACTCCAGCAACAATAACACTTATCGGCACACTAAACGCCGAGATACCTAACACGATTAAAACACCGCCGACAATTTCCATTGTTGTCGTGACTGTTTCTCTGTTTATCATTTCCAAATGTCCAATACTGCCGGTTCAATAACTGCTGTTGCTCTAGTTGTCGCACGATCTAATGCCATAACCATAGCAATACAAGCATCAATTTTTCTCTTACTCTTTCCTTTCGATAATCGCCAACCGGTATCGGTCATTCGTTGCGCTGCCGAAAGCACCTGATCTGTAAAAGTAGGTGAACCATCGTGAGCCAACTTCTTATTCACGATCATCTCATAAGCGTTACCACAAGCAGGAATCATTCGTGCTGCCGACTGCCCAAACTCCACCATCGGCAAACCATCATCGGATAAAGCCTCTGCGCTTCTTTGAAAATAAGCAGGGTCAAAGGCAAACTCTTGAACCTGATAAGTCCGATGTAGTTCTCGCAAGTGTGCTTCGACTTCTGCAACATCAACACCTTCCAAAGAAGGTTGCCAAATCTTCGCTCGGACAACAGTTTGATCTTCTTGAGGTTGGGCGATGACTACACCAATACTGTCGTGCTTTAAAGCCATATCTATCCCCACCCAAACAGGTAGATCAAGCACAAGTTGTTTGTCTGAAACGCACTGTTCCCACGCACCAACAGGCAGCCAAGACTCTTGAGAACGCACCCATTGGTTCAAACGCCATCGCCTCATTCCCATTTCACTTGTTTGTTTCACCGCAACAGCAAGATCATCGGGGTCAAGTAACCCTTCGGCAAGGTTTGGATTGGCTATTTTCCACGCTTTTCTGTCATCTATTTCACAGTTTTCAGGTGCTTCCCACCACCAAAAGCCAAACGAATCGTCATCAATTTCACCCGAACTCACCTGTTTTCCGTACTGATATAACCTACCTGCAAGTGAATCTAGGTCATATCCAGCCGTTGTAATGCTGATAGTAAGTGGTTCTATTCGTGCGCCCGAACCTAATGTCATCTGGTCATAAAGATCGTGGTTTGCTTGCCCCCATAATTCATCAAATAGCACCAATGACGGATTCAACCCAGCCTGACCTTTGAAGTCTGATGAAAGAACACGGAACACTGAACCGAAGCGTGGCATTTCGATTGCGTCACGATAAATCTTCGATTCACTATTCAACATCGGGCTGTTTACAATCTGTTGTTTCGCTTCGTTAAAAATAATTCGTGCCTGCTGCCTGTCGTTCGCTACCGCATACACTTCCGACCCTGCTTCACCTGCAATCATTCCATAAACACCAACAGCAGACAGCATCAAACTTTTCCCCTGCTTACGAGGCAAACCAATCAAAGCACGGCGATAACGCAATCTCCCTGAAACATCATTACGCTCATAAAGAGAACGAAGTAACCATTTCTGCCAAGTTGTAAATCGTAAAGGTGCGCCTGCTCGAAAACCTTTCAACACATTAAAATAGTTTTCAGCGAAGTTAATTATCTCATCACCATCAGTAGAGCGATTCTTGCGTTGTGTATAAAACGCTGGCTTCCACCTATCGGCTGGCTGAACGCTTTTCGGCAATACGCTTTGCAAGATCACTGAACTCGTGTTGTGTTGTTTCACCTGTTCCTAATAACCCTCTCTCAGATGGACTGAACCCGACCTGACCCAACAGTGTAATGATTTGACGATCAACTTCACGCAACGCTCTACGCTCACGCCACAAACTTTGATCTTTCAATAACATAAGCCTCAACCGTGTTCGTTCCTCAGTCGCTTCACATAACATCAAAACTAGTTCGGTATCCATATTTTGTTTCAACCAACTAGCACCGGAAGTCCAAACCTGATTCCAAAGATTTCTCCCCTGTACCCCTAATTGCCTAGAAGGTTCGGGAATGTGATTAGAAGTAATCGAAGTGATTTCAGCCATTGGTACAAACTCAGGCAACTTGCGCCCTGAAGGATTACCGATACGGCGTTTGCGTTCAACAGGTTTCCTGTTGTGTCCTCCACTACCTTTGCCACCCATAAGTTCTAATCCTCGTATCTAATTAGATACAAAGTATGCCACAAAAATTAGGCAGCAAGAACATTAACAGCCCGAACTTCCTTGATGTGCTTACACTCAACTTTACGAAAAGTGTTATGAGGACACGAACACGACCACTGTGAACCGGTCAGAGAAACCGAATAAAACCGATCACCCGAACTAGAAACAACCTCAAACACCTGATCAGGTTTCACCTTCACAAACTTCTGTCTATCTGTTGGGGCAATCCAATCCATACCCAACGCACAGGCAACACCGTGTTCTGAACCGTCATCAATCTGAATCTTCCCATCGAACAAACCAAACTGAGACAATTTCAAACCCTTCTTTTTTGCTTTCTGACGCATAATCACATTTAACTCTTTACTGCCTGTGATGTACCAAAGAAACGCACCCCACTGTTTAGGCGTAGCACACCAAATGTCCACACCTAAAGACTGACCATCTAGATCAACTGTGCCGTGTGAAGCCTGTTCACCTAAACGCTCAAAATAGATATCAGGTAAAACGATCTTTGAAAGCGAATCAACCTGAACAACAATGTCAAGATCACCCACCATCTTTGCCTGCCTACGAAACGAACCACCTACTTCAACAATCAAACCCTGTGATTCAAAATGGGAAACAAGATCAACGGCGAGAGGCACAATTTGATTAAAGGGTCGGCGAACTTTCATCTTCCCTCCATCGAAAGTGACCAGTGTTTTGTTCCACATTCACAAATCAGATCAGGTGTCTTAATTTGTTTCAAACAAACACAAGTCACTGAACGCCTCCGTCTATCCTTGTGTTCTTTATAACCTTCATCGTGTTCTCTCATATAGTGCAACATATGGTCAGTGATGTTCTGAAACTGTTTGTCACAAACCGAACAAACACAAGTCTGTTTAGATTTCATTTTGTTTTTCATTTGCCCTCCATCATTTCATCACGCCTCGCTGCCTGCTCATCACAAGTCTTAAAATGTGGCGAGTGAGCTGCATACCAGTAACTCACATAATCACTGTCACTATCACCATAACGACCACAGTTTGCTAAATAATTTTTGCCTGTCTTTGAACTTTTAACCCAAACCACATAACCACCACATTCACATTTGAACATCGGTTTCTTCTCACCTTTCACAGTTCCTGCGTCTGCAAAAAAGCGTTTACCTTCCCAATTTGTGTATGGTTCTAATTTCTTGAATGTCATCTTGTCCTCCTCTTGAACTTGACAAGTCAATCATACACCCCCCAACCTGACCCCTCCAAACATTTCTTTTTTACCCTCCCACACAACCCCAACCGGACTACAATCGAACCCGTGAACTACGGGCAAAAAACTAGTTTTGCTGACGATTTACGAGAGGTGGGGTCACAGGGGTAGCACAGCAGCCTGTACAGAAAAAATGACTTTTGTTTTTGCAAATTATTTTTTTTGCTTGAAAGTTTTTTTAGTTTGGAATGATTGGTTTGTTTTGTCTGCGTGAATTGCAAGATCGGTGGGCTGCTGCGAGAGGGCTGTTTGGGTCTGCTGGTATTAGGTGGTCTGCTGTGAATGGGTCGTTGGGTTTCTTACCTTCACCACATATCCAACAGGCAATTGCGGTGTCTCTTATTTGTTTGGCTCGTTTCTTGTAGTCGCCTGCATAGTGGGGTCTGTTGGGTTTGGGGTGTTGTTTGTTCCAGAGGGTTTGGCATCTTGTGCATCGTGTGGCGTTGCTTGTGAGGGTTCGACAGTTAAGACAGGGGCGTTGTATTGGCATTTGTTTTTCGGTGTTGTTCGTTGATTATTTTTGGCACTGTGTTGTTCCAGTTCATTCGATGGTGTGGTCTTGTGTGTGTTGTTTGCATCAGTTTGACCGTAACGCTTGATGGGCACATCATCACTGAATACATTGATTTCATATAAGTTCCTGTTGATAGATAGGCTTCTGTCATTCCTCCAGAACTGGTTTGTGTTTGTGCTGGTAAAACTGAAAGGATTGTTGTGGTGAAGAACAGTTCGCCTCTCATTCCATTGACTGTGTAGGTGTTCACATCGTCATTCATACGACCCACGAAGGTAGTTGGTCTTTTTGTTCTGAAGATAAAAGAGTTCATAGATTTTCTAAGTAATGGTGTCTTGGCTGCTTTGCTTTCTGCCCCACCTATGTAGTCCCCACCTTGTGCCATTGCCACAGTTAATGCGTTTGATTCATCGAGGAATGTAATCATCGCATCTAAAACTTTGTCTAATGATTTGATTCCTACTGACTTGAGTTCATAAGTTTTTGTGTAGCGATATACAAACCCGTTGTAATCGTCATCGATTTGCATAAAGTAGTCAAGTCCTAAATCTTCTGCAATTTGGAATGATGCGTTGCGTTTGTAGATAACAGAATTATGATTTTGGATACTGTCAGCAATATCGAATGTTTTTGCTATTTCTTTTAGATTGATAGTAATAACTTGATCTGTTCCGAAGCGTTTGATGTATTCATTGGCTGTTTCATCTTCATCATCGATGATGATAAAGATTTTGCCTGTGTAACCACATTTCTTTAAGACATCATAAGTGAAAACTTTTTCAGGTCTGCCGTGAGTTAATATGAAGATCGCAAATTTGTTTCGATCAAGCGTTGTCATCGTCTATCTCACGAAGTTCTTTGATTGTTTTGGCAAACTTTGCGTATCCATTTGCTATTGCATCGTTGGCATCAATGATTACCAACACTGACTGTTCCATAAGGCGTTGAACTTCAGGTGTTTGATGTGGATAGAACTCGGCAATCTTGCCGTAGTCGAAAACGATATGCCTTGTTGTTCCTGCCAACAAGAACTCTTTGACATCATCTGGTAGATCAGTTTTTTCTATTTCGTTTTTCAATTTATTTGCACGAGTTAAATCAATCAGTTCACTCGTCAAAGGTTTTTCACCAACGATTTGGTATTGCGGAATCTTTAGTTCTTGACTGTATGGGTTTAATGTTTCGTCTTGAATTGTGTTTGATAAATCATTTAGAAGTTGGTCAAGGTCATCACCATCAAAGGCTGTTCCTAGTAAACCTTCGTCTGTTTCTGCTAATTGTTTTAACAGGTTTGCTAGTTCTGCATCATCGTAAGAAGCAAGATCGGTTGTTCGGTTATCTGCAATCAAGATGCGTAATGCTTCGTCATCGTCTTTGGTTTCGATAAAGCCTGCGTTGATTTGTGTCCAGCCAAGTGTCTTTGCTGCTTTCCAAGTATGGTTGCCGGCAAGGATTCGATTTGTTCGTCTGTCCACAACAATCGGGCGATATTGTCCGTGAATCTTCAAAGATTCTGAGATTGCGCCGATATCACCTTGACGAACATTGTTGGGGTGTGTCTCAACCGAATCAATATCTACAATTGTGTGTTCGATTTTTCGTTGTTCCATCTCATTCCTTTTCGATCTCATAGTTTGCGTAACTCATTGTTATTAACTTTCCTTCTGATGTTATGCCAATCCAAGTCGGGGCATCACTATCGCAAAGACAACCGACTACTCGATTGGCGTTGCGTTCAAAAGAATGTTTGCAGTTTTTGCAATAGATTTTCATTTGATCAAAGTTCTGCGCCTTGAGACATAGCGATTCGCATACGATCAACCATCTGTTTGTACATCGCTAACTCTTGCACTGCTTTGGCGTAAGCCTCACTGAGAGTTTCTTTCTCAGCCTTCAATGAGTCACGATCTTCTCGCATATGGTCAAGGGCAACTTGCATATCGTCTGTTCTTGCCTGCCAGTGTTGAAGTTCGGCGTTCAAACTTTCGCTCATTTCTTCTGCCTCCGTTTCTTGATTTCTGCTTCTAACGCTTCAACTGTCGCTATCAATTCTTCGGCTTCCATCTGTCCTACGCTGAGCCTTCTTAAAAATGCTACAGCATTCTGTAAATCTTTTAATGTCATAACACTCTGCTTTCCTAATCATTGAACATTCCCTGTGCCATCATTACAGATGGGGCTTCACGCTCAAGAGGGGAAAGAAAGCGAAGCGCAGATTGCCACAGGGAACGACCTTGAGCCTAACGGCTGCGAGTGTAATTAGTCTTGCGCCTTTTATAACTTGTCTGGTAACTGATGATATTTACCGCTCGAAATGCTGTTCTCAACAGAAGTCCGATAATGATGCCGTAACCGACCCAACCGGCAGGCGTGGATTCGGTTTCACTTGGTAATAGTGCCATCATCATAAGACAGGCAATCAACCCGACTGATATCCCTAGTTTGAATTGTGGTGTCATTTAATCATCTCCCTGAATTGATTGTTTTGATTATTTACATTTCTCAGATGTTCTTTGAACATTTTAATTGCTTCTCGTTTTGTGTAGTAAAGATATTTCATCGTCACTAAACAATCTTGGTTATCAAAATCACTGATGACCCAATAACCGTAATGATTCTTTTGAACTGAACACGGAACACCTTTCATTTTGTTTCCTCCTCATTTACTGATATCCGTTCAACTCGTGCAAGATAAACCCGTTGTTCATCGAGAGTCATCATCGCTCTCAAAAATGCTTCTGCGCCGGTTTGAATGTCCTCACCTATCGAAGCAGAACACAACAAGTTCATTAACCAATCCAATGCACCAACACCGAACTCGTCAGATTCATTAGTCCAGTCGTTCATCGCCACAATAAGTCTGATCTCAAATAACGCTGTGTCACCTGACGAAATTAGTTCTATGTGATCTAGTGAATGTTTAGTAATTTTCATTGTGATTTAACCTTCTGTTTTGGTGTTCCGTTCATATCGAATTGCCCTATTTCAATCCAGTTCGATGTGTCTGTTGTTAAGTATCCATCTGAATCCACTGTTTGTGGGTAAGCCACTGCATAAATAGTTCTTGGTTTTTCACCAACAGCGTGAATGTTTATGTCCCACTTATCATTATATGAATAGAACTCATCAAACCCTTCATATGCTTTGTTGTGAGTAACAAGCGCACTCAAATATCCTTGAGTGAACGCTCGCATAAGTTGTAATTCTTTTTGAAGTTTTTGATCATCAGCCACTTCAACAATTGCATTTACAACTTCAGATTTTGATGAGTTGGGCGGTAAAGTTTTTGTTTTACCGGATAACCCCAAGATTGTTATTTCTTTCATTTTGCCTCCTCTAATTGTGTCAATTGATTTAACATTTTTCTCGCATTATCTGCTTCTTGTTTCCATCGAATTGGATAACCGAAATTATCACAAGCGTCTTTCCAAGCCATTACAGGTGTGGTGATTGTGTCTAATTCGCCCCAATACATTTTTATGTATTCCAACATTTCTAAAGCCTCTTGCTGATCTACTCTCAGATGTTGTGCAAGTAAAGAAAGGTCAAGTTGTTGATACTTGGTTTGACCTGCCCAATATGCTGCATTTTCGTAACAGTGCATTGGCACACCATCTTCGTCAGCAAGATGGACTAACAGAAGCGGTTTGAGTTCTGGCATCTGCTCTGTAATCTGATCGTGTATCGCACCACCTGACTCAAACACCCAACGGTTGTTCCCTGCTTTGCGTTCAACTTCTCCGGTGATGCTGAAATGGGCTTTGGGGTTCATACCAAGTTGATGTAACTCGGCTCTAACTTTCATTCGATGTTTTGTAGCCTTGTTGTCATAACAAGCATAAAACACTTTGTTGAACTCTTTTGCTGCTAACAATTTCATTTTGCCTCCTCTGTTTTGATTTTGTTTTTTAATTAACACTGATCTGAATTGAGATAGTAAGCGAAATCTTGTGCTGATCTTTTATCAGAGAAACCATTATGAATGACTGTTGATCTCTCTGATTTTACAACCCACTGAAAAACATTGTTAATTTCCATTTCACGAACTATCCATTTTGCTGGTTTCATAAGTCCTCCTCTTGAACTTTGATTTTTTATTTTGTTAATCGGTATTTTTTACCTTGTGCCTGATCGGAATTGAATCCCACGCCTAAAGCGTCAGGCTAATAACTATTTATCTAACTTCGTGACCGTAATTGAACAATCGTTCTTTTCTCCAAATGCTTCCTGACGAGCCATCGCACGGCACGAACCAAAATAACTAGCGTGTGCCAGACCACTATCAACTTCTTCCCAACACTTCTCACAAAATAAATGTTCTGGTTGGAACTCGTATTTTATACCATTTATCGTTTGTAGTTGAGCGTGGGTTTTAATCCCAAACTGTGATTGTTTTTTCTTCGTTTCCATTTCTCAGTCCTCCTCTTGAACTGTCAGGTATCTGACACTTCAAATTTAGGTTGCCTCAATCAAAACATCAAATCATTCAACCTGATAAAACCCTTACAAAATAAGGAAAATAAAAGATTCTCGAAAAAATTCTTAAATCAACAACCAAGCCACGCAGACCAACCACACCGACCCAATGACCGATCATAAACAATCAACGCCCCAGCCGAAGCAATCGAAACATCAACATCAAACAAATCTGTCGGAACAAACTCCCGATTCAAAACCGTCTGCAAATACCCTCTCGGATAATAAGTCGTGCGTTGAATCCAAAACAAATTGATTTGGAACAAGCCCAAAGAACCCTTTACACCCTGAACAATGTTCGGGTCTTGCTTATTATGCGCTAAAGGATTACACCTCGACTCACGCCAAATAATTCCATCAGCTTTAATAACATCTTTCTCAAGCCAACCAGCGTCACGCAAACGATTCCAAAGGTCAGGACACTTCGCCCAATCAGGAACACTTCGCTTCACTTCCGGCACATAATCAAACGGGTGCTGTTGCATCTGAACTTGAACAAACCGTTTAGGTGCTTCGGCAGCATCAACAACACCAGCAAACCCAATCAAACTAACAACACATAAAACAACAATCTTTCGCATATTAACTCCGTTCACCTTGTCCTCCTTCTGAACTTGGTTATAGGTTCTAGTTTTCTTTGTTCTGTCCTTGACAGATCGTGGCGTAATCGCTCATCGTTCGCCTCAATCGGCGTATATCTAAAATCATATCAACAAAATCGAATCAAATCAGTCAGCAACTTTTCGACCCACAAAAGAAAAAAAAAAGAAAAAGCCCCCATCGCATAGCCTCTTTGCGATTCCCATTTCTTTTATTCGTTGCATCACACCATAATTACTTACAGCGTGAACTACCCACGCTTTCCGTGTTTTACCCAACACGATTGCACTCGTGCAGGTCTAATGCCCGTAATAGTTTTCAATTCTTAATTCTTCTTTATGCTGCTTTGAACTCCCGACACTTACAAGGCACAACATATGTGTATGTGCGCCCCATAACTTCTTTGGTCAATGCTTCACAAATAATTTCTTTAGTTTGAAAATTCCATCGCCTACCGGTATCCCAACCGTTTCCGTCACATATCTCACACACCACATTTGTTTGCTCGACTGCTGGTTTACGAAGCAATCTAAATGCCCGATGAACCTCTTTCAACGAAGGGAACTTCTCGTGATTATCCATAATGATCGTGATTACTTTTCGGGCATCTTCAACAGACTGATATAGCAAAAAATCATCTTGAGTAAAAGCGTTCTTCACTTTTGACACAGAAATAGGTGACGAAGGGAACAGCCCACAAATACGGTCAATCATTCCTTCGATCTGTGCCGGTGTCATTTGCCCTCCTCTAAAAGATTTCTAAATATACCCCAACCAATATCAATTTCAACAAATGCTTCATTTTGAGAGTATTTAGTGTTTTTCATAACAATTCTTGATGAGTTCATAAAGTGTTCCCCATCAATCAATAATGCGTGAGTGCGTTCGTGATTCAACATCACAAACCAAGTCTCAACATCAAGAGAACAAAACTTCCGTTTTCGACCAGAAAAATGAACATTGTCAAATGGGAAAATCTCACCTTTCCAGTTATGTTTTACTTCCACCTCAAATTGAAAC